TAAATAAAGATAAGCCATCTTCTATCTATAATGATGAAAATAAAATGGAAGTATCTATGTTATAGATGCCTCGCACCACTTGATCCATACTACAAACAGGGTGTTGGATGGGAGCACCGTCTTTTTGATAAGTATCTTTGTGAGACTAATTTACCATTCGAACTCAATAATGCCTACCTTGTTGGTAATGTACACGTGTGTAAATGTTGTTACATGAACGGACCCATAAAGTTTAATCCACGGATAGATGCTCTGAGACAAATAGGGGCAATTAAGTTTGATAGACCAAAAACACTCTCAATTACGAGGAATGAGATGAAAAAATGGATAGAAGACTTTTACAAAATCCTTGAAGAGAATAAACCTAAGTAAAGAAATGACACCCTAAAAGTTAAAGAAAGAATGGGTGAGAGTATTCAAAAACTCACCCATATTGAACATGTCCTTAAGAGACCCGATTCGTATGTTGGTCCAGTGGATATCAGCTCTGAACCGTACTGGCTTCTTCACAAAACTGACAATCAATTCAAAAAGAAGAATATCAATTATTCGCCAGCTTTGCTCAAAATATTTGACGAAATTCTTGTCAATGCAATCGACCGAAACTCTGTACATCCGAAGAGTGTTACGAGCATCTCGGCGGGGATAGACAAAGAGACTGGTGCTGTTACCATTGAAAATAACGGACCTCTCGGTGGTATTGGTGTGCGTATGCACGAAAAAGAGGGTATTTGGAATCCCGAACTTACATTTGGTCATCTTCTTACGAGTACAAATTATGACGACACAAAGAAGAGGATTGTGGGTGGTCGTAACGGCTATGGTGCCAAATTGACGAATATCTACTCATCGGAGTTTTCAATTATCATCAAGGACGGAGAGACAAAGCAGTGCTACACACAAAAATGGAACAACAATATGACAGTGTGTCATCCACCAAAGATTACAAAGCACACTGCTTCAACTTCCTCGGTGTCAATCACTTTCGTTCCAGACTGGAAGAGATTTGGTATGAATAAGATGGATGCCTCAATCTACAAGATTTTTGAAAAGCGTGTGTGGGATGCAAACATCTGTACGACCCCAAACTGCAAAGTGAAGTTTCAAGGAGAAGTTCTCCCAAAGACTTCATTTGAGGCTTATGCCAAGATGCATGAAGGTGTGACAGATGTGTGCTCGGTAACGACTGATCGTTGGTCGGTGTGTATTGGTCCATCAGACAATGGACTTGAACAAGTCTCTTTTGTGAATGGTATCTCTACAACGAAGGGTGGAACCCACGTGGATCATGTAGCTTCTTATCTTGCTTCGGGTATCATCGACGAGATGGCAAAGAAGATTAAGTTGAAGCCACAACAAGTCAAGAATACTTTCAACATCTTTGTGAAGGCAACCCTTGAGAATCCAACTTTCTCAAGTCAGGTGAAGTCGGAGTGTACCTCAAAGACTCAAGACTTTGGGAGTAAGTTTGAACCACCCAAAAACTTTGTGAAGAATGCCCTAAAGACTGGTATTCAAGATGAACTCACAGCACTCTCAAAGTTTAAGGAGATGAGGGAACTCAAGAAAACCGATGGTGCTCGCAAGTCCAAAATTACTGGTATTCCCAAGTTGGACGACGCAAACAAGGCGGGTACGGCGCAATCTGGAAAGTGTACTCTCATTGTCACGGAGGGTGATTCAGCGAAAACCCTTGCGGTCGCGGGTCTCTCCGTCGTTGGTCGTGATCACTACGGTGTCTTCCCTCTTCGTGGGAAGTGTAAGAATGTCCGCGACGCTTCAGTGGCACAGCTCACATCAAACCAAGAGTTCAACGATCTCAAGAAGATCTTGGGTCTTCAACAAGGCAAAGACTACCAAGATCTATCGGAACTTCGCTATGGTCGTCTTATGATTATGACAGATGCCGATAATGATGGTTCTCACATCAAGGGTCTCATCCTTAATATGATTCACTACTTCTGGCCTTCCCTTCTCAAGTTAGGTTTCGTGGTTTCTATGGTGACACCAATCATCAAGGCTTCCAAGGGTAGTCAATCAAAGTCATTCTACACAGATTCGGCTTTCCGCAGCTGGTATGGTAGTGGACAAGTGGGTTGGAAGATTAAGTATTACAAGGGTCTGGGCACCTCAACTTCTGCCGAGGCTCGGGAGTATTTCAAGAAGATTCAAGACCTCACCGTGAAGTTTGATATGGATATTATGACAGACAAGTCCATCATCCTCGCCTTTGACAAGAAGAAAGCAGATGATAGAAAGTCTTGGCTTTTGGAGAGTACAGCAAAGGACCCCAAAGAGTTGGAAGTCCCATATGGTTCTGTCAAGAACTTGAGCATTACCCACTTTGTCCGCAAAGACCTGGTCAATTTCAGTTTGGCAGACTTGAAGCGCTCTATTGCCCATATGGCGGATGGTCTCAAGCCTTCACAGAGGAAAGTGATGTATGCTTGCTTCCATAAGAATCTCAAGGATGAAATGAAGGTGGCACAACTGGCGGCATATGTCGCGGACAAGTCTGCGTACCACCATGGTGAAGTATCCTTAGCGGACACGATTGTTAAGTTGGCAAACGACTACACGGGTTCAAACAACATTAACCTTCTTGAACCGTGTGGTCAATTTGGTACGCGTCTCATGGGTGGTAAGGATGCTTCTCAGACGAGGTACATTTTCACAAAACTTACCAAAGAGGCTCGCAAGATCTTTGATCCTCGGGATGACCCGATCCTCAACTACTTGGATGATGATGGGCGCTCAATTGAACCAGACTTTTACATGCCAACCATACCAATGGTTCTCGTGAATGGAACCGAAGGTATCGGTACGGGATTCAGTTGCTATGTACCACCATTCAATCCAAAGGATATCAAGGAGAATATTCAAAGAGCCTTAGAGGGGCATTCATTCAAAGATATGAGTCCGTGGTTCCGAGGTTTCAAAGGTAAGATTTTCAAAGAAGATGGTACTTGGATTACGGAAGGTGTGTGGCGAGACACAGGGTCACGACTCAAAGTCACAGAACTTCCACCGGGGCGCTGGACCCAAGACTACAAGGAATACTTGGACATCCTCATAGAGAAAAAGGTCATTTCTGGATTCACCAATAACTCAACAACGGAAGATGTTGATTTTGAAATTATGGGATACACTGGCAAGGACATTCTAAAGGATCTCAAGCTGAGAAAGAGCTTCCACACCTCAAATATGCATCTTTTCCATCCAGTTAAGGGTATCTACAAGTACTCCAGTCCCGAGGAAATCCTCAAGGACTTTGTGGATCTTCGTCTTGAACACTACAAGAGGAGAAGAGAACACCTCATCAAAGTACTTGAAGTTAGATCCAAGATGTGTGGATACAAATCAAAGTTTGTGACAATGGTTATTGAGGGACAGATTGTTGTCTTCAAAAGAAAGAAGGATGATCTTGAGAGACAATTGGCTGGCATCTTTCCCAAAATCAACGGAACCTATGACTATCTCCTCAACATCAAGACTGTCCAATATACTGAAGAGTGTGTACGAGAACTCCTCAAAGAATCAAAACAAGCGAGGGAAGAACTTGAAGTTATGAAGGGTACCTCGCACATTGACATGTGGAAAATGGATATTAAAAATATGTAGACAATAGATAGGTATGGGTGAAGCTGCGAAAATTTCGCTCAAGGCTATTGGGAAGCAAGACACCTACTTGCTTTCCAAAGATCCAGACGAGTCGTTCTTTAATTATACGACCGACAAGAGACATTCCGACTTTCGTAAATACCACAGGAGTAGAAATGTTGTCAAACCTGGAAACGCAAAACCTTCATGGCCATTTGGTGAAACGATTAAAGTACAATTCAATCCAACAAATATGGGTGACCTTTTGAGTAATATGTATTTGAGTCTAACTATACCAGGTATAAGTGATGGAAACTATGCAGATCAATTGGGAAGACACATCCTCAAAAGTATTACGATGTATGTTGACGATATACAAGTTGAGAAAATCCATGACGATTGGGGCATTATCTATGACGATCTTTATTTGGAAGTTTCAGAAAAGGTAGCGAATAGATTTCTTGTAAATAGAAACCTTGGTTTTGATGACGCTCCTACGAGTACAAGTGTTGCGCAATATGACGCAGATCTGGTGATACCTATTCACTTCTTTTTCTCAAGGAAGTTTGCGAGTGATGAGTATGACACAAATAAACCAAATAGACCATACTTTCCAGTGTGTTCAATTTTCCGTCAGAAGATTGAGTTTGAATTTGAGTTTCATAAACAAACATTCTTCACAAATACAACTAATACGGTCACACTCCCATCTTTCAACATTGTTACCGAAGAAATAACAGTCAACCCAGATGAAAGGAAATTCCTGGCGAGTGAAAGACAGACAATGATCACCGATCTTGTGAGAAAACATCCAGTGGCACTCAGTGAACTTAACGAGGATATTATAAAGAACAACTTAGTTCCCAATATCCCTGTGAAATGTATCCATTGGTTTATCAGGAATACTATATTTGAAAATGAAGACGACGCAGAAGGTGGTGGTTCGGGTGGTGAGTATCTATATGAAAACCGGTTCAACTTTTCTTCTACTCTGGATTTTCAAGGTGAAACTACAACCCTTTATCCGGTAATGAAAGAGGCAAGCTTCTATATAAATGGAAATAGACTACCAGAGGTTACAAAAACAAATCATGAATATTACAAATTTTTAATCCCATATCAAAAACGATTATCCAGACCTATCAGAAATATTTACACATATAGTTTCTCGTTGAATCCAGTAAATGTGGAACCATCGGGAAACTTGGACTTTAGTCAGATTCAATCAGAAAAGACTAGTATTGAAGTGAAACTAGACACCGACTCCGGAATAGACATTTCTACAGAAACCTTTTCTTTGAACATGTACTACACTGGATATCAAACTTTTGTGTTTGACAGGGGCTTCATGTCAATTGCTTACTAAAAAGTTTTTCTTTGTTCTCGGCAATGTAGTCAATAATATTATTCTTGATACACCATTTGATGAAATTCAATTGCGCCAAAGTTGTTTGGATTTCATGAGATGTACCTGGAATCATGTAGGGAAACTTTTGAGACCGACAAAATGGATCAAAGAGCTGCTTACTATATCCATTGAGGCTTGACTTGTAAGCACAATGGACAGTGAATAACTTTCCGTCACCCGTTTGATACGAGATGTGATTCTTCTTTGCATAGTTTGTGATAAACCACTCCAAATTACGGAGAGAAATGCCACCTGATTTGTCCAATATCGTCAGAAGTGTAGATTTATTCTTCTCATTGTCGTAAAAATTGTTGATAGATGTTAGTAGAATATCGTTTTTGCTCATTACCATACTAGACCCCCAAATCTATAAGCTCTTTTGAAACCTCACACCCCGGACACCCCCTCACAAACATATGCTCTGGTCCATGATTGTGTAGACTTGAACTTGACAATGTGCGATGACACACCCTTTCACCTTGGGTTCTATGTTTACCACAGTAGCCATTGTGAATTGCTTTGAAAGTACACCGACTGCCACTTGATTTTGTTCCTTTACAAGTTGTACTCACAAATGAAGTGGGAATATCCTTCAGTAAAAGTTCCAAAGGTATCGCATGCTTCTTTGAAATTGTTAAAGCATATTCGTTGATGATTAGGTTGACCCTCTCCTCCAACTCCTCATCAACTATCTGTATGATCTTCTCGTGAAGATTCATTCTTACTCTGTGTTAGCTCGTAGTTTTTAAATAGATCTTCAACCGAACCTTGTCTTGCCTCCTTAAGGCGGGCTCGGAGTACCGCCAAAGTACCCGTTTCATCCAAACTTAGGCGTTTACATTCCGCAATGAGATCATCCTTCTTCATAGTACTGAGAGCTGGTTCCCTCTTTGGTTTCGGCGGTTTGTGTTGATTAATGATTTCACCGAAGATTTCGTCCTTGACATTCTCAAACAATGGATCCAAAAGGTCGCACACGGGGTTCAGGAACTTATTAAGGAAATAATAGTGATAATCAACGGGTACGTCATGCTCCTCTACATATTTTGGATCTTCGGCTTTTTCGTACGCTTTGGCTTTGGGATCTTGGGTCTTTGTGAGCAGGTATGGTACACGATCCCCAGACTGTGGTTCAGAACCAGGCTTTCTCTGACGCATCTTCGTGACAACTTGTACATGCGATTGATTAATGTTGACACTATCAGCACTCGTTACAGATACATTCTTACCACCAACCTTGTAGGTATCCGAGAGACCTTGGCTCAATATAAGCTTATCGTTGGGGACATCACCCGAAAGGAGTTCAATCGCTCTCTCTTTGGCCAGCTCTTTTGGTGGACCGGGGTCACTTGATGTGAGAACAACGTCTAAGAGTTCCTTACAGACCTCTCGCACATGGGGTGTGTTGTCCCGTCTCACAACTTGGAGTCCCTTGATGTCAATATAGTCCATGTGCATCTTACCATCTTTACCTTGTGTCCACAACTTTGCGGCATACCTCTTCTTTGAATACAAAAAGTATGGCCAATACACCTTTTCCAATTCCAAATTATTGGGCTTCTTGAAGAGAGCCGAGCACTCTTCTGCAGCTTTTTCCCCCACTTCCCAACTGTAGGCAATCGCATCCTCGGCTTTGCGACCCCCAACATCAAACTCAACCATTACTGAATCAGTATCCCCATACCTTACCTTTGCTCCCGGGAAGTTCTTCTCAACATAATTCTTTGTTTCTTCAATCATCGCACGCCCCTTACATGTTGTTGTAGATGCAATAGGAACACAAGGAAGAATACCTTTACCAGCTCCAGTGAACCCATATACGGT